AACGACATTTTTGGTGTTGCGTTCGATGCTGATACCCGAGAAATATGGTTCTCCGTGAATAACACTTGGGTAGACGGTGATCCCGGCGCAGGAACGACAGCGAGTGGCTATGACCCTTTGACTGCTTTGACTGATTTGACTGCTGGCACAGCCTACATTCCATTTATCGGGCATTTCTCGAACAATGCTTCACGTAAAAGCCAAGCCATTCTCAACTTCGGACAAGACCACACCTTTTCTGGATCGAAATCAGCACTGACAACTCCATACTCAGATGCTAATGGTAATGGTGAGTTTTATTACCAGCCACCGTCTGGTTTCTTGGCTTTAGCTGAAATAGATAAAGCAAAAATAAATACAGTACAGCGTTGGAATGGTCTGATTGGTAATAGTGTTGCACGCAGAACTACTGGTGGTAAAGTTATTGAACACTCTGGTATTATTACTACTTCAGAAGCATATCAATCTAAATTATAAATAAGTATTATGAATGAAATAGTACCAAAAAAGGACATTCCTGAAAGTGTCCATTCAAGTTATGATGAAGATTTAGACCTTATTCGTTCTACTCTTCGTGGTCTTCTTATGTCTGGAGAAGAGGGATTAGAACTTGCTCAGAGTGTAGCAAGAGAATCTGAGCATCCACGTGCCATCGAAGTCCTAACAGGAATGATTAAACAACAGGCAGAAAATGCTCATGCGCTACTTGATATGCATAAGCGCAATCAAGATATTAATGTCACTCAGGCAAAAGGTCAGTCTGATGATCAAAGAAGTTTAACTCAAAATGTATTTGTAGGATCCACAGCAGAGTTACAGAAAATGCTGCGTGGAGATACGGAGGTGATTGAACATGATTATGACGGAACTAACCAAGGGAATATTTAAACTCCTTAAAAGACTCATCGGCGAGTCTAGTATTGCATTAGCAATCATTTATACTATCGGGCATATCTTTATTGCCACGATCTGCAACTGGTTAATTACAGGTGCAGCTATGGAGTTAGCGGCTATCGATGCGATTATAGAACCCATCATTAATGGATTCTGGTTCTATGCGCTCCATAAATTAGCAAAGAGATTTATTAAGAGTGAATGATACATACCTCGGCAATCCGCAGGTTAAGCGGGATGGCGTACAACAAGGATGGACTAAACAGGACATTCAAGAATATCAGCGCTGTATGACTGATCCAGTTTACTTTGCCGAAACATACGGTAAAGTCATCTCACTGGATGAAGGATTAGTGCCTTTTAAATTATATCCTTATCAGAAAGAAATGTTTGAGCATTTCAATGATAATAGATTCTCCATCGTATTAGCCTGTCGTCAGTCCGGTAAGTCTATTAGTTCGTGTATGTATATCCTCTGGTACGCTCTGTTTCATCCAGATCAGACGATTGCGATTCTTGCTAACAAAGGCGCTACTGCAAGAGAAATGTTAGCACGTATTACACTGGCATTAGAGAACACCCCATTCTTTTTGCAACCCGGAACTAAAGCATTAAATAAAGGCTCTATAGAATTTAGTAATAATTCTCGTATCATCGCTGCAGCGACCTCTGGCTCGTCTATAAGAGGACTCTCAGTCAACTTGCTATTCCTTGATGAGTTTGCGTTTGTAGAGAATGCAGCACAGTTTTATACGTCCACATATCCAGTTATCTCATCAGGTAATACATCTAGAGTTATCGTTACTTCTACAGCAAACGGTATCGGCAATATCTTTCATAAAATCTATGAAGGCGCAGTACAGGGTACAAATGAATTTAAACCGTTCCGAGTAGACTGGTGGGATGTTCCTGGTCGTGATGAGCAGTGGAAGGATCAAACCATTGCCAATACTTCAGAGTTGCAGTTTCAACAGGAGTTTGGAAATACCTTCTTCGGTACAGGCAATACGCTGATCTCTGCAGATGCTTTAATGAATATGAAAGCAGAATCTCCTGTGGCTGTTGGCGATGTTAACGTATATGTAGAACCCAAAGCAAACCACGATTATATTATGACTGTTGACGTGGCAAAAGGCCGTGGACAAGATTACTCTACATTTAACATCATTGATATCACTGCCAGACCGTTCAAGCAGGTTGCATGCTATAGAAACAATCTTATCTCACCTATTTTATATCCAGACATTATTCACAAGTGGGCAAAGAGATACAATGAAGCTTATGTTATTATCGAATCTAATGACCAGGGTGCAGTTGTAGCCAATGGTCTGTATTATGACATCGAATATGAAAACACCCATGTAGAGTCTATGATTAAGTCTGGTGCCATTGGAATGACTATGACTCGTAAGGTTAAACGTATCGGTTGTTCCAACCTTAAAGATCTAATCGAGGAGAAAAGGCTTGAGATTGTGGATCTGAATACCATTAGCGAGTGTTCTACATTTGAGGCTAGAGGTAACTCGTTTGAAGCGTCTGACGGTAACCATGATGACTTAGTAATGAATCTAGTTATGTTTGCCTGGTATGTTGGTAGTGAAGCATTTGTAAATCAAACTGATGTTAATATTAAACAAATGCTATATGAAGAGAAAATTAAAGCAATCGAAGATGACATTACCCCAGTAGGTATTATTGACGATGGCACTGATTCTAGACAGCAAGAAGTCATAGACGGTGAGGTTTGGGAGACTGGTACCAATACAGGGCTCTTCTAAATTGTTGATTTTATAAATATTATTGTTGTTTGAAAGAACCTTATAATGAATAACTTATCATTTAATTCAAACGAAAAGAGGAAGACTCATGGCTTTTTTCACGCCTTCGCTGTCTCCAGCTGTAGTAACCCGTGAGATTGATCTCACCGGAATTGTACCAAACGTAGGCACCACAACTGGTGTATTCGTTGGTAACTATCGTTGGGGTCCAGTCGATAAACCTACACTTGTGGACAACGAAGCGAGACTCGTTTCCTTGTTTGCCACCCCAGATACAAATAACGCAGTAGATTTCCATACTGCGGCTCACTTTTCCAAGTATTCCAATCAGCTGCTAAACATTCGTGCAGTAACAAGTGCAGCAAAGAACGCATTTGACTCTGACACTAGCACAGGCGTTTCGTCTGGCGTAAGTCAATCTAGCACTCGTTCGGCAAGGCTGGTTAAGAACAACACAGACTTTGATAATCAGCGTTCTGCAATGGATTCTGACGGTCATAGCTTTGTTGGTAAGTACCCAGGTTCGCTTGGTAACTCTTTACAGATTCAGCTCTGCTCCTTTGACACCGGTGACTCTGCATTTACCGACTGGTCACTGAGAACCAGCTTTGACGCTGCTCCTGGCACATCTGCTTATCTTACCGGTAAGAACGGATCGAATGACGAAGTTCACGTTGCTATTGTAGACCAAGACGGTCTGTTCTCTGGCACAAAAGGTGAAGTTCTTGAAACATTCCCATTCCTCTCGCTGGCAAGAAACGCAAAAAACGCAGATGGATCTACCAACTACATTGCAGACGTACTAAACAATCAGTCTGAATATGTTTGGCTTGTAGATGCTGCTAACATCGACTCTGACTATAGAGTAGCTGGTGCAGGTACAGACGCTGCAGACTCTGGCGATAACTATGCTCTGATTGCTTCTGCACAAGGTGTAAAGACTATCAGCATGGTCAGTGGTGCTAACTCTGGTTCGCTGACTACTTCTGAATACGCTACTGCCTTTGATCTGATCGAAGATGTAGATACGTATCAGGTAGACTTCCTGATTGCACCACCAGTAACTGCTACATCCGGTGCAAACAATACTGCAAATACGATCATTACTGATCTGAACACAATTGCTGCTACAACCCGTAAAGACTGTGTGGTAGTTGCATCTCCACCAAAAGCTTCTGTAATCAATACTACTACTCCAGTAGATGATACGGTTACTTTTGCTAATCTGCTTCCATCTAGTTCTTACATCTTCCTTGATAATAACTACATCAAGGTATTTGATAAGTACAACGATGAATATATCAACATTCCAGCAAACTCTTCTACTGCAGGACTAATGGCTCAATCGGATCAGGAAACTGCTCCTTGGTACTCGCCAGCTGGTCTGAGAAGAGGTCAGTACTTTGGTGCTGTAGATATCGCTCACTCGCCAACTAAAGCGCAGAGAGATACACTCTATAGAGCGAATGTTAACCCAATTGCCAACATTCCTGGTGCTGGTATTACTCTGTTTGGCGATAAGACAATGCTGCGTCGTCCTTCGGCATTCGACCGAATCAACGTTCGCCGCCTGTTCCTTACTCTGGAAAGAGCAATTGCAAGAGCAGCAAAATCTGTACTGTTTGAATTCAACGATGAATTTACCAGAGCAGAGTTTGTGAATATTGTAGAACCTTTCCTGAGAGAAGTAAAAGGTCGCCGTGGTATCACTGATTTCCGTGTTGTCTGTGACGAAACAAACAACACCCCAGAAATCATTGACCGTAATGAGTTCATTGCTACTATCTTCATTAAGCCTGCACGTTCTATCAACTTCATCACACTGAACTTTGTTGCTGTTAGAACTGGCGTAGACTTTGAAGAAGTAGCTGGTCAAGCATTCTAAGAACCGCTAAACTAAGGAGATAAAAGAATGGCTATTTTAGGAGTCGATGACTTCAAGGCAAAACTGAAGGGCGGCGGTGCTAGATCTAACCTGTTCAAAGCGACCGTCAACTTTCCAGGATATGCAGCAGGTGACGTAGAACTTACATCGTTTATGTGTAAGGCTGCACAACTCCCTTCCTCAGTAATGGCTGAGATCGTTGTACCATTCCGTGGTCGTGAACTCAAAATTGCTGGTGATCGGACGTTTGAACCTTGGACAATCACAGTAATTAACGACACAGACTTTAGTGTTCGTGACGCTATGGAGCGTTGGATGAATGGCATTAACGGCCATACAACCAACGAAGGTCTTGTTAATCCAACTGACTATCAAGCTGATCTGATTATTGAGCAGCTGGATAAGAACGGCGACACGCTGAAGACCTACAACTTCCGTGGTACTTTCCCAACTAACGTATCTGCAATTGACGTATCTTACGACAATACAAACGTCATTGAAGAGTTTACTGTAGACTTCCAGGTACAGTATTGGGAATCTAATACTACCAGTTAATATTGGTATAAATATTCGGTAGGGGAGGGACAATTCTCTCCCCTATTACCTTATACACTCGGAGAAGTATTTTGGCAGACGATAGTTTAAAATTATTTGGCTTTGAGATCAAGCGAGCTAACAACCAAAAGGCGGCTGAGCAGCTTCCATCTATCGTACCACCTTTGGATGATGATGGTGCAGGATACATCACTGCGTCTGGAAGTCACTATGGATCATATGTAGATCTGAGTGGAGAGCAGGCAAAAGATGATAAAGAGCTGATCCAAAAGTATCGCCTTATTGCACAGCATCCAGAAGTTGATGCTGCAATCGAAGATATTGTCAACGAAGTTATTTCAGGTGAAGATCAGGTTGTGGACCTAAACCTTGATAACGTTGATACTACAGATTCAATTAAAGATCAAATTAAAGAAGAATTCGATGACGTTGCAGCAATGCTTGATTTTCAAAGCTATGCGCACGACATCTTTCGTAGATACTATGTAGATGGAAGAATCTATCACCACTTGATCGTTGATCCTAAGAGACCTCAAGAAGGTATTCAAGAGATCCGGCCAATTGATGCTACTAAGATTCGTAAGATTAAAGAAGTTAAAAAAGAAAGAGACCCTGTTAGCGGTGCTAGTATCGTAAAGAAGATTGATGAATACTATATCTTTACTGAAGCAGGTAATGCATCTTATCAGTCTCAAGCAGCTGGATCTAAAAGCAGTAACGCGGTTAAGATCCACCCAGATGCTATTAGCTATGTAACTAGTGGTTTGATGGATTCTAGACGTAAGAAAGTAATCTCTTACTTACATAAGGCTCTAAAGCCTGTTAACCAGCTTCGTATGATGGAA